AAGCAGATATGATTCTCAAGCAGGAGCAGAAGCATTTTATAATGAAGCTGACACTTCTCATTCAGGAACAGGCACTCATTTTGGAACAAATCCAGCTGTATTGAATGATTCTTCAATGAATACATATCTTTCTGGTACTGGAATGACAACTGCTACTGCAGAAGACTTGGGTGCAGGCACAGCATTTGCCGAGATGGCATTCTCAATTGAGAAATTCAGTGTTGAAGCTAAATCACGTGCTTTGAGAGCTGAATACTCAATGGAATTGGCACAAGACTTGAAAGCTATTCATGGTCTTGATGCTGAAACTGAATTGGCCAATATTCTTTCTTCTGAGATTTTGACCGAAATCAACCGTGAAGTAGTAAGAACCATTTACACAGTTGCTGAAGCAGGAGCACAAACTGATACCGCTAATCCAGGATTTTTTGATCTAGATGTAGATTCAAATGGTCGATGGAGTGTAGAAAAGTTCAAAGGATTGATGTTCCAAATCGAGCGTGATGCAAACGTAATTGCTCAGAAGACTCGACGTGGGCGTGGTAACGTAATTATCTGTTCTTCAGATGTTGCTAGTGCCTTGAATCAAGCAGGTAAATTGGATTACACACCTGCATTGAGCAACAACTTGGGTGACGATGATACAGGAAATACTTTTGCTGGTGTATTGAATGGTCGATACCGAGTATACATTGATCCATATGCAGCAAATCAAGCAGCAAAGCAATTCTATGTAATCGGATACAAAGGATCTTCTTTTGCTGATGCTGGCGTATTCTATTGCCCATACGTTCCATTGCAAATGGTACGTGCTGTTGACAGCAACACTTTCCAACCAAAAATTGGATTTAAGACTCGCTACGGCATGACTTCAAATCCATTTGCTGGTGGTGCTACTGCTCCAGGAACAGGTTCATTGGCTGCTAATAGCAATGTATATTACAGAAGAGTTCAAGTTCTTAACTTGATGTAATAAAAACATATAAATACTCCTAGAAAAACTATTTCTAGGAGTATTTTTTATGGCTGTTGATTTACGATCTAATAAAAGATCAATCACGAATGTAGATTACATTCACAATTCACAATTTCGGTTTGTTATAACAAAACTTCCCACTGTTGAATATTTTGTAATATCCGTCAATCTTCCGCAAATATCTTTATCTGGTGAAGCAGAAATTAATACTCCATTTAAACAAATTTCATTTGGTGGCGATACAGTAGTATATGAAGATTTAAATGTAGAATTTCTTGTTGATGAAGATCTTAAAAATTGGTTGGAAATAAATGATTGGATTAAAGGTATAGGATTTCCAAGAACAAGAGAGCAATTTTCAACTGAGCTCGACAATTCTGTTCAACTACCGAATTCAATATATTCTGATGCTGCTTTAATTCTTTTAACAAATAAAAATAATCCAAATTTACAAGTAACTTTCGAAAATATATTTCCTACACAATTATCTGGGTTGCAATTTACAACTCAAGGGACTGATACAGAAGTTTTAAGGGCAACAGCAACTTTTAAATTTACAAATACAATTTTTGATAGATTATAAATATTGTATAATATATAATGTGAGATTGTAATGACATATGAAGAACTGCAAGCAATTGCCGAAAATGATATGAAACTTGAAAAAGATAATTTAGATATTGAGTCTCTCAAAATCCCAGAGCTTCAACACAAATACCTAAAATTTTTCTCTTCCTACAACCTTCTTGCTAAAAAAGCAGATTCTAATTATAAAATTCTTTATAGAAAGAAATGGGAATTTTATTCCGGAAAAGATGAAACTCCATTTCCTTTAAAGATTTTAAAACAAGATATATCAATATATCTTGACTCCGATGAAGAATTGATTGAAGCCAAAAATAAATTAGAATATTATAGAGATATTTTGTCTTTTTTAGAAGGTGTTTTAAAATCTCTAAATAATAGAGGATTTCAAATAAAAAATGCAATAGATTGGAAAAAATTTACTGAAGGATTAAATTAATATGTCTACATTTTTAAAATGGTGGTTGTTATTCATTCTTGTTATTATAGCATATTCAGTTAGTTGGTACTTTTCGTTCATCAATTTTTTGTATCAGAACGATTTTACAAAATTGAGTTTTGTGATACTTGCTATTTTCGCATTTACCACATTAGGAATAGGTTACAAGTATTACAAAGAAAATTATGATTTTGAATTGGAATGGTTTATATCCGAAACAGTCATTAGTCTTGGTATGATCGGTACTGTTGTTGGATTTATTTTTATGCTTTATTCTGCATTTTCAGAATTAAACGTAAGTGATACAATAAAACTTCAACAAAGTATGATGTTAATGGCACAAGGTATGGGAACTGCACTACTAACCACATTGATAGGTCTTATTTCCAGTGTTTTAATAAAATGTCAATTAATCATAGCAAAAGATGAAATCATATAATAGTAATCTAGCATTCATAGATTTACTCTTTAATTTAATTCTTGGTTTTGTTTTTCTTTTTATTGTAAGTTTTATTCTTATTAATGAACCTACAAAAAAAGAAGGTATAGAACAAAAAGCGGAATTTATGATTATTATGAATTGGGATTCAGACCATAACAAAGATATAGATTTATGGATGGAAGGTCCAACAGGAAAGGTTGGATTTACATCATTAGAACAAGGAAATATGTTTCTTGATCGTGATGATCTTGGACATAGAAACGATTCTTATTTTGAAAACAATGTAAAAAAGATTGTGCACATAAATCGTGAAGTCATAAACATTCGTGGCATTGTTCCAGGTGAATATATTATAAATGCATTTTATTATAATAACTTAGATCGCGATTTAATTACACATGTAAGTATTGAAGTTGTTAAACTAAATCCTTATACCCAAGTGTATCAAGGAACAAAAATATTTAAGCATAAAGGGCAAGAGGAAACATTTGTTAGATTTACAATGAAAAAAGACGGCACAGTGGAAAACATAAATCAATTAAAACGTGATATAGTTAAAGCAATGAGATTAAATTCTTCAACATATCCAGAATCACTAAATACATCACCATGACTTATATAATTATAGCAGGAATTATTCTTCTTAGTATTTTTCTCTATTTGTTAATAGAACTTAAAAAAAGCATACATTTAATCTATGTAATTCCTCTTTCATTGTTTTTTGTAACAGGTTCATACTTTTATCTTGACAAATTATTCGGATATCCTGTTTCAAAAACTGATGAATCAAAATTTAAACTGTTAGCATTCGATGTTCAAGAAGATCAAGATAAAATATATTTTTGGATTCTTCAAGAAAATGAAGAAAAACCAAAGGCAATTTTTGTTCCTTATAGTCCGGATATGCATAAAAAACTTGAAAACATATCTGATCAGATGAATGAAGGTGCAGAATTTGAAGGTGAATTCCAAGATGGGGAAGATCAAAGTGATGAAAAGAAAAAGGAAAGAAATAACAATATTGATTCTAATTTAATATTTCATGAATTAGATGTGCCACACTATCTGCCAGACAAAGATGGAAATTAAAAAGAAAAATGAAGTTTATCTTAAAATAGATTGCGAACCATCCGAAGCACGACAAATTTCATCATATTTTACATTTGAAGTTCCAGGGGCAAAATTTATGCCTGCTGTAAGAAACAGAATTTGGGATGGGAAAATTCGACTGTTTAATGTAATGACAGGAGAATTATATATTGGACTTCTTTCTTATCTTGCCGAGTATCTGCAACAACAAGAAATAAATTATTCACTTTCTCAGGAGTTGTTAAATGATGCTGTTTCTATTTCAACAAAAGATGTTGAGTCATTCACAAAATATCTCAAACTTAAATCAGCTGGAAAAAATGTCAAACCACGTGACTATCAAATTGATGCCTTGGCACACGCAATTCGAAACAATCGGACATTACTTATCAGTCCTACTGCTTCAGGCAAATCTCTTATTATCTACTGTTTGGTTCGATTCTATTTAAACATTTTAGAAGAAACAGAACAACAGAATATTCTGATTATTGTTCCAACCACATCTCTTGTTGAACAACTTGCAACTGATTTTGTTGATTACGGATGGCAAGAATCAAATATCCAAAAAATATATTCTGGACATGATAGAAATGTAACACATCCTGTTGTTATTTCTACATGGCAATCTATCTATAAATTTCCAACAAAATACTTTGAGACATTTGGCGCAGTAATTGGTGACGAATGTCATTTATTTAAAGCAAAATCACTTTCAAATATTATGCATAAATTACATCTTACTAAATATAGATTTGGTTTGACAGGCACACTTGACGGCACACAAACACATCGTTTGGTTTTAGAAGGACTCTTTGGTCCTATTAAAAAAGTAGTCTCGACCAAAGAACTAATGGAAAAGAAAACTCTTGCAACTTTAAATATCCAAGCATTAGTTCTTACCTATAATGATGAAGAATGTAAACTTGTCAAGAAAATGTCTTATCCTCAAGAAATGGATTTTATCACTTCTCATTCAAAAAGAAATAAATTCATCTGCGATCTTGCACTTAGACTAAAAAACAACACATTACTTTTATTTCAATACGTTGAAAAACATGGAGGTATTCTGTATGATCAAATAAGATCATCAACAGAAAGACCTGTTTATTATGTTTATGGAGCTACCGACACGGAAGTCAGAGAAGATATAAGAAAGTTATCTGAAGAAAAAAATGATTGTATTATTGTTGCTTCTTATGGAACTTTCTCAACAGGAATCAACATCAAGAATCTTCATAATATTATATTTGCTAGTCCGAGTAAGTCAAGAATTCGAACATTACAATCTATAGGAAGAGGATTAAGAACAAACGAAAACAAATCATATGCTACATTGTATGATATTGCAGACGATCTAAGTTCCAGTAATAAGAAAAATTACACTCTAAATCATTTTCAAGAGAGAATCAATATCTATAACACTGAGCATTTTAATTACGAGATACATAGGATTCGAATCTCTTGATCACCAGCCAACACATCTACTCTACATTTTCTGAAAGCAAATGTCAAGTTATTTTTTTTTGCTTGACATTTATTTTTTTCTGAGGTATAATGGTTTTTATTTCTCATGGAGTATTATGAAGAAACGGCACTATATTGACAATGAAGAATTTTATAACGCCATTAAACAATGGAGAGAAAATTATATTGAAGCTAAAGATCAAGGTGTTGAAACACCTCCCATTCCAGAATATCTTGGTGAATGTTTTTTAAAAATAGCAACACATCTTTCTTATCGTCCAAACTTTATCAACTACACATACAAAGATGAAATGATTCTTGATGGAATCGAGAATTGTATACAATATGCTCATAATTTTAATCACGAAAAATACAGCAATCCATTCGGTTATTTCACACAAATAGTATTCTATGCTTTCGTGCGTAGAATTCAAAAAGAAAAGAAGCAGCAACATATTAAGCATAAAATTATTGAAAACATAAACTTTGATCCTTCTATTATTGGAATAGAGGATAATGAGGATCTTTCAAATTATTATGCTGATTATCTTCAAAAGAACTTTCTTCCAGAAGAAGAAGTTTATAAAACAAAAAAAAGAAAAGTTGATAAACCAAAAGGTCTAGAGAAATTTTGTAAAGCATGAAAGTAGCATTAATTACAGACAGCCACTTTGGCGCTCGCTCGGACAATATTATTTTTAATGAATTCTTTTATAAGTTTTGGGAAGAAACATTTTTTCCATATTTGAAAAAACATAACATTAAAAATGTTATCCATCTTGGTGATGTTATGGATAGAAGAAAATTTGTTTCATATAAAATTGCCAAAGATTTTCGTGAAAGGTTTTTACAACCCTTTGCTGACATGAAAATCCAACTTCATATGTTGGTTGGAAATCATGACATATTTTATCGCAACACCAATGAAATTAATTCGCTGACAGAATTAATTTCAGGCAAATTTAACAACATTCAAGTTTATCAAGAATGTGATGAGATACATTTTAATGATACTCCTATTTTAATGATTCCATGGATTAATAGTGAAAACTATGCTGATACCATGGAAAAAGTTAAAACCACAAAAGCACAAATTGTAATGGGTCATTTGGAAATCAATGGATTTGAAATGCATGCAGGCAATTATGCTCAAGGAGGATATGATAAATCTTTGTTTAATAAATTTGATTTAGTATTTTCTGGCCATTTTCATAAAAAATCTGATGATGGCCAGATATATTATCTTGGAAATACATATGAAATAACATGGGCAGATTATAAATGCCCAAGAGGGTTTCATGTTTTTGACACAGAAACAAGAGAACTTGATCGAATAGTTAATCCTCACACTATTTTTAATAAGGTGTATTATGACGATAGAAATTATAATTATTCTAATTTTAATTTGGATAATGTACATGAAAAATACACCAAGGTTATAGTTGTAAATAAGTCAGATCTTTATGGTTTTGACTTATTCATAGACAAACTTTTAAAGAGTACAGCACATGAAGTAAAGATTATTGAAGATTTTTCTGATCTTGATGCTGACAATGTTTCTGATGAAATTGTTGAAAAATCAGAAGACACTGTTTCATTATTGGATAACTACATTGATGAACTTGATATTTCTTTAGATAAACAAAGATTGTCTGGTGTAATGAAATCATTGTATTTAGAAGCAAGTGAATTGGAAATATAATTTATAAAGGAATATATGTTTAGATTCTTTACTGATAAAAGATGGAGATTGTGGAGTAGATTAGGAACACTGACCATTATTGCAGCAATCTGGTACATTGTTCAACTTGATGTGCAGATTAATGAATGGTTTGGAAGATTTTATGATGCTTTACAAAAAGCACTATCACAACCTGGATCAGTTTCGCATGAAGAGTATTATGGATACATGTTTGATTTCTTTAGCATAGCAGGTATCTATATTATTGTGAATGTCATCTTCAACGGATTCTTAGTTAATCATTGGACATTTCGTTGGAGACAAAGTATGGCAGATTATTATCATGAAAATTGGCAAAAAGTAAGACACATTGAAGGTGCCAGTCAGCGTGTTCAAGAAGACACATTAAAGTTTGCCAGATTAACAGAAAATCTTGGTGTTGGATTGCTTGAATCAGTTTTGATGTTAATTGCATTTGTTCCTATTCTGCACGGATTGAGCAAAGCAGTTACAGAATTTCCAATTTTTGGTCAGGTTGATCATGGTCTTGTTTGGGCTGTAATTGTTACAGCATTGGGTGGGACTGCAGTTTTAAGTGTAATTGGTTCTAAATTACCTGGAATTGAATATGACATTCAAAAAGAAGAAGCAGCCTACCGTAAAGAGTTGGTGCATGGTGAGGATAAAAAGACAAGAGCAAAATTGCCACAAATTAATGGTCTATTTGATAATGTAAGAACAATTCATTTCCGTTCTTATTTACATTACTTTTATTTTAATATTGCGAAATGGAGTTATTTACAAGGTATGGTAATTGTTCCTTATGTTGCTCTTGGTCCTAGCATTATTGCTGGTGGAATTACATTAGGTGTTGTAAGTCAAACCACAAGAGCATTCGGTAAAGTTGCAGAAAGTTTACAATTTATTATTCGTTCATGGTTACAAATTGTAGAACTCATGAGTGTATATAAAAGACTTCGTGAATTCGAAAAACAATTTAACAATTAAAATTAT